TTATCTGATAATAAATATCCAACCAAAGCTGCAAAGTATTGGCAATCTGTAAGAGAACAGAATACACACTTTGAAAACTTAGTTCACTTATCATTTGATGCTAGAAAGAATGATGTTGAGATAAAAAAATTACAAAGAGATATTAAAAAAGAAAAAGATTCATTAGAGAAAGAAATGAAACAAGTTGAGCTAGAGGAAAAATTATATCATAAAGCACAAATGGAGTTGGTCGCTAAACATAGGATGAGAGAAGTTTCTCTTTGGTCTAAACTTAAAAAAGAATTTGATGATGGCAACTTTGATAAAGAAGATGTAAACACGCATCAAGCTAAATCATATTTACTAAGATTTCAAAAATCAAAAGAAACAATAACTCCTGGCACATCACAACCAGAAGTGTTTAATATCATGGGTCAATTAGAAGCTTTAGAAAAAGGATTAAGAGAAAATACTTTATCTTTAGATGATAAAAAAACTAAAAAATTAAAATGAAGTTTGACTTTGTCTATTTAGGGCAAACTGTTTTAAAATATGAAGTGCCCCTGGATATATTCGTAGGTCTTAATGAAATCTATGAAAAACAAAAAAAACAGTTACCAAAAGCAAATAAACAATTAGTAGGTAAAATACAAGACGAAGTATCTTTATTTTACTCTGGCCCTAACAACGATAAGATGCATCAGCATTGTTTTTTACCTGATGATATACTTAAATGGTTTCATACCGTATTTGATCACTACACAAATTGGAATAAGATAGGTCCAACAGAAAAATCTATAAACTCTATTTGGGTTAACGAAATGAAAGCACATGAATATAATCCTGTACACATACACCAAGGTAAACTTTATACAGGACTATCGTCTGTAATGATTTTAAAATTACCCAAAGACACAGGTGTTGAATACTCTGCTCCAAGTAAACCTATGAATGGTAGACTTCAAATTATTGGTTCAGCTAACGGACAATTTTCTAAAACAGATTATTCACCGAACATGAAGATAGGGGATTTTTATGTTTTCCCTTATGACATGAGACACTGCGTTTATCCATTTAACGGAACTAAAGAAGTTAGGAGAACATTAGTTTGTAATGTGGATGTAGATTATAATCCAATAGCTTCAAGAACTGGATCGGGGCAAAAAGAATGATACCAAAAATGCCACGATGGCAATCTTATGTTGCCACAACTACACAACCCATGTTTACACCTGAACAATGTAAAATGATTATAGATGCTGGTCATCAATGTGCACCTGAGCAAGCTAAAGTGGGTGGTGGAGATAAAGGACAATATGATACAAAGAAACGAGTCACAACAATCTCTTGGATACCTTTTGATAAATTACCACAAATGTACAGAGTTATTGAGAATCAATTATCTATTGTAAACTTAAATCATTTTTATTTTGATGGTGTCAAAATTACAGAACCTGCACAGTTTACGGTGTACCCTAAAAAAGGCTTTTATGATTGGCACATGGATCTTAATGCGTTTGGTCAAGATGGAGGAAACCCAATACGTAAAATATCTATGACATTATTATTGTCAGATCCATCAGAGTTTACAGGTGGGGATCTTTTATTTTCAGAGATGGGAGAGCATAAACCATTGTCTTTAAAACAAGGACAAGCTATATTTTTTGCATCATTCTTAAGACACAAAGTTGCACCTGTTAAAAAAGGTGTGAGAAAATCTTTAGTCATGTGGTTTGGAGGACCCCCATTTAAATGAAAAATAAAAATCAATTACAAAGAAAAATATTATTTCCAACTGCTGTTTATTTTAAAGACATACCTAACGCAAAAGAACTTAACAAATATTTATTTAAAGAAATAAAAAAGTGGCGCAAAAAATTTCCAGAGGGTGAAAAGAAGACTAACTCTGGCTATGGTTGGCACAGCCCAACAGACATGAATGAAAAAAAAGAATACCAACCTCTTATAGATGAATTATTTCAAATGGCATACGAGTGTAACAAAGATTATGGTATATCAGGTAAATTAGGCCTTGGTAATATGTGGGCTAATATTAACCCAACATACAGTTATAATAAAACACATACACATCCTAACTCAATGTGGTCAGGTGTATATTATATTAAAGTGCCTAAGAATTCAGGCAAGTTGTTTTTAGAAGATCCTAGACCAGGACCTAATATGCATATGCCTAGAAGAGTAGATAATTTACCAGAACAACTGTGGAGAGTGTGTGCTTATGAACCGTTAGAAGGACGTATGATCTTTTTTCCATCTTGGCTTCCTCATGGTGTTGACATAAATATGAATACAGACAAAGGTGAAAAAAATTGGAGAATATCTGTGTCTTATAACTTTATACAAGTACCAGAATGACAACTTTAGTTTACGCTAAATTACCTTTTTCACAAATACATTATTTAGAACGACCAGAGTTTCACAATGAAGAAAAAGTTTTTAAAAGTAGACTACTTAAGTCATTAAAAAAACATGGCATTGTAGATCCTCTATATGCAGAAGTAGGAAATGATTATGGTAGATATATAAAAATAATTGTAGGCAATAATAGAATGGCTGTGGCTAAAATTTTAGGAATAAAAATAATACCTGTTATTGTTAATATTTATGATCCTACTTTTAAATTAGAAGGAACTCAATGTCGTGAGTTAAAAACTGATGATGAAATTAGAAAATTGTTTACACATAAAACTGTAAACATTAGACGTAATAAAGATGGTAACATTGACACTATCATGCCCCCTCGTTATGATTTAGTATATAAAGATTATGAGTTTTAAAAAAAATAAATATCAAGTTATACGTGGTGCTATATCTAAAGAAATAGCAAATGTAGCGTATAGATATCTACAAATATCAGCAGAGGCAGATCATTGGATGTTAGAAAATGGTTTGACTCACACAGCCAATAAACTTGCAGGTGTTTTTAACGATCCTCAAGTTCCAGGCTCTTATGCTAAGTATGCAGATCGTTTAATGGAGACTTTACTTATTAAAACAATTCCTATTATGCAGAAAAAAACAGGATTAAAGTTAGTGCCTACCTATTCTTACACAAGACTATATAGAAAAGGTAATGTATTAAATAGACATAAAGATAGACCTAGCTGTGAAATATCAACTACCCTAAATTTAGGAGGAGATACATGGCCCATATTTATCGATCCTACGGGGTCTGACAACGTCATAGACGAGTGTAAAGGTATGAATAAGCATGGAGCACCCAAGGGCATAAAAGTAGATTTAAAACCAGGAGATATGCTTATTTACTCTGGTTGTGACTTAGAGCACTGGAGAGAGCCTTTTCAAGGCCATCTATGTGGTCAAGTATTTTTGCACTATAATCATGCAGATGGACAGTTTGCAAAGTCTAATTTGTATGATAAAAGACCTATATTGGGTGTACCCAAAACTCGTTGGTAAAACGTTGAATATCAACGCAATCTAATATAATCTGGAGATCTATGCTACAAAAGATAGGGTTTCAACCTGGTATAAATAAACAAGTTACTGCAACAGCTGCGGAAGGTCAGTGGATAGACTGTGATAACGTCCGTTTTAGGTATTCTACACCTGAAAAAATAGGTGGTTGGAAACAACTAGGGGCTGACAATATTACAGGCGCAGCAAGAGCACTACATCAATTTACAAATAGTTTAGGTAGAAAGTATTCTATCATAGGATCAAACAGAATTTTATACGCTTATTCAGGTGGTGTGTTCTATGATATACATCCTATTAAAGCCACAACGACACTTACTAATGCATTTACTACGACTAACGGATCAGCAACTGTTACAATAAATTTTTCTGGTGACCATGGTATACAAGCAGGAGATATCGTATTACTAGATAATTTTTCATCTATCACAGATTCAAATTTTGGTGCGTCAGACTTTGACGATATAAGATTTATGGCAACAACAGTGCCAGCATCAAATACAATTACAATAACAATGCCATCAGCAGAGTCAGGATCTGGTGCAACAACATCTGGTGGTATTAGAGTTAGACATTATTACAGAGTAGGACCAGACGTACAGGCACAAGGTTTTGGTTGGTCTCTTGGATCTTGGGGTGGTCAGGCTGTAGGAGCATACACAACTGTTTTGTCTGCAGATATAAATAGTTCTACAACAAGTATAACTGTAAACGACGCATCACAGTTGCCAAGCTCTGGAACAAATTTTATTAAGATTGGAACAGAGGAAATATCGTACACAGGTATATCTACAAATACATTAACGGGTGTAACAAGAGGTGTAAGAAACACAACGGCAGCATCACACACTGCAGGAGACACTGTTACAAACACGTCTGATTTCGTAGCATGGGGTGAAGCAGCATCAGGTGACTTAATTATAGATCCTGGTATGTGGTCCATTGATAATTTTGGTGACAAAGCTATTTGTTTAATTGTAGACGGTGAGGTGTTTGAGTGGGATTCCTCAGCAACAAATGCAAGAGCAACTATTATATCTGGTGCACCAACAGCTTCAAGACACATGCTCGTATCCACACCGGATAGACACTTAGTGTTCTATGGAACAGAAACAACGATTGGTACGAAGTCTACACAAGATGATATGTTTATTAGATTCTCGTCTCAAGAAGATATTAATACTTATACACCCACAGCAACCAATACAGCTGGCACACAAAGACTGGCCGACGGATCACGGATCATGGGAGCAATCAGAGGTAGAGATGCAATCTATGTTTACACAGACACAGCTTTGTTCTTACAAAGATTCGTAGGTCAACCATTTACATTTGCCTTTGTACAAGCAGGTACAAACTGTGGACTTGCAGGTAAGAACGCAGCAGTAGAGGTAGATGGTGCTGCATACTGGTTTTCAGAAAATGGTTTTTTTAAATATGCTGGTGCTCTTGAATCTTTACCATGTCTTGTAGAAGACTTTGTGTATGATGATATTAATTTAGATTCTGGTAATCAAATGATTAGTGCAGGATTAAATAATTTGTTTGGTGAAATTATGTGGTTCTATCCTACAGCTAACTCGTCAGTTGTAAATAGAATGGTTTGTTATAATTATCAAGACTCATCAGCAAGAAGACCAATATGGACAGTAGGTACATTAGCTAGAACAGCGTGGGCTGACTCTGCAGTATTTGGTAATCCACATGCTTTAGAGTATGACGCTGATGGTGTCGAACCAGCGACGTCATCAACTTATGTTCAAGGCAATACAGATGGTATTACAACATACTACCAACACGAAACGGGAACAGATCAAGTTAAAGGTGGCACAGTTACAGCTATTCAAGCAAACATATTATCAGGAGACTTTGACATCACACAGAGAGTCATTAGAGGTGCACAAACTAATATTGCGGATCTTAGAGGTGACGGAGAGTTTATGATGAAAATAAGAAGATTTATACCAGACTTTGTTTCACAAACAGGTAATACGCAAATAACACTTAATTTAAAAAATTACTCAAATGATACTGCAGCTAGTTCTTCGTTAGGACCTTTTACAGTAACTTCATCTACAACAAAAGTAGATACAAGAGCTAGAGCCAGAGCTATTGCATTAAAAGTAGAAAACACGAGCACAGCTCAAGATTGGAAGCTCGGTACATTTAGATTAGATTTACAAGCAGATGGTAGAAGATAATGGCAAAGATAGTACAAGTATTAACAAGACCTAGTGAAGAATACAAACAATCTGTAGCAGAT